TTCCACCTCACAACGATCAAACTTAATTTTCCGTGTATTAGGAATGTTGTAACCAAGCGCGTATAACATAAAACGCAGAAGGGTAGTTTTTCCACAACTATTTTTTTCACTGTGAATCAAATTAACACCTTCCGAGAATATAATCGCACGTTCAAAAAAGCCTTCTTTGAGACGAATTGATTTGAAAATCACAGTTTTACCCCCTTCTTAATGTTTTGAATAACAATTCTATTGCGAACTATCCTATACAAAATAATCTGTATTAAACCTTTTTGTATTTCTTCATCCATACCATCTAGTTCAAACTCCAAAAGATAATCTCTCCATTTATTCATCACAAAATCCAAACACTTTTCCGATGGTTTCTTTGTTGTTTGATATGTATTATAATCACAAAGTACCTTTATGAAAAACTCACAGCGTTCACAACAAGATTCTATAGTCTCCCTATATTGACGGACAATTTCATCATACGCACTGGAATCAAATATATCAGCGAAAGAATTGTCACAATAACCAACATCAGTAGCAACGACCATAATAGGCCATATTAGATCTTTTTTCTTCAATTGAATAGCAGCATCCTTTTTGGTTCCATTTTCAAATACTTCCTCATGCCAAATACTTAACAGTTTCTTCCCCAAACCGGGAATATTCAAATTCAAATCACCAATAAAATCATCTACTACTCGTTTAACCACTTTATATCTTTCTATATCATTATCTGTTTCAAAAGGTAATATTTGAATCATAAATTTATCAGTATCTAATGGCTGATTTATATTATCCAAATAACGTCTAATCAACTCCTGTGAAGACTCAGGTAAAGACAAAAACTCACGGTGAGCATCTCCCCAAAATATACTTCTAGAGGCTTCTTCATTCAAAGGATTGGGCGAATTAGTAATTAATATCAATCGCTGTGCATCAACTTTCTGATTTCCCTCTGATAAAGAAATAAGAGATTTCTCCAAATTTTTTCGGACATTTCGGAAATCTGAACTACTTCGCTCCACTGCTTTAGCTTGTGCCAAAATGTATTGATTATTTTCTAACTCTATTTCGATATCTTCATAGTTGCCCTCTAAGCGTAAAGATTTCAAATCCTCAATATTTTCAATCATAAGTACAATTGCTGCATTTACCTGAAAATCAAATCCAAACACAACAGCATTTGCCCGCCTACTTTTTGCCACAGCTTTTTCCTCCTCCGTGCCTTATCTCACCGTAAAAAAGATATATCATTCAAAATAAACCTACTTTTTCTCCATCCGGCAACATAAAGCTCTGCTCAAACGTAATTCCCAACGCATCCGCAATCTCCATCATTTCTTCTGCTTTAACAGTCCCTCGTTGCAACTTCTTATTAAAATTCTGCGGCGACTGCCCAATCCTACGAGCAAGCTCTGAGATGCTGATATTCATTTTTTCACAAAGTTCCCGAATCATATCAGATGTTGTCATTTTCACTCCTCCAGACATTTCCATTATAAACCATATGGTTGCTAAATACAATCCACTATCCCTCGATATACGCACTAATTTTCCCACGAAAAAAAGGCATCCCACAAGCTCATCTGAACCTGCAGGATGCCCCATGCCATACCTATCTATCCACTTCTATCTCCACACCAGACTTAAATTTCACTGCTATCTTCTCATCAAAAACGGTTACCTTTTCCACTAGCCGCCTGACCAGCTGTTCATCATACTCTATCGGTATATCCTTCTGTTCCTCCAGGAATGCTTTCAACTCTTCGATATGCTTTTTCTGCCCGTCATGCTCCGCGTCCTGTGCCAGCACCTTCTGCCTCTGCTCCCGGAGGCTGTGGATTTCGTCAGCTACAGCGTTGTAATCTTTCTTTCCATTTGCCAGTTTCACTAGTTTCTGCTGTTGTTCCACCAACCTGTGGTCAATCTCTGCAATCTTTCCGCTGCTGTTATTCTCAAGTACCTGAAGGATATTCGCCTGCAGGATGGGCAGGAAAGTATCTCTTCCGCCTAACAGGTCATTGATTGCCCTTGCCACCACCTCCTGTAACTCTGACTCATGGATCGTCTACGCATCACATCCTTCCGGTCCGTGTTCCACGCGGGTGCAGCACCGCCACACTGTGGAGCGCTTTCCTCTGTTGTTCCACGCAATTCTTCGGTAAATTTCACCGCATTTCGGGCAGTAAACAATGCTGGATAACGCATATTTACTGCTGTAAACCCTTTTCTTCCTGTTTTCCCCACTGTGCAGATTTGCCCGCCGTACCATTTCTTCCTGCACCTGCATATAAAGGTCACGGGGAACGATCGGCTCATGGCTGTTCTCCACATAATACTGCGGTACAATCCCGTTGTTCTTTACCCGTTTTTTCGTGAGAAAATCCACCGTATATGTTTTTGCAAGCAGCGCATCCCCGATATATTTTTCATTCTGCAGGATTTTCTTTATGGTCTCCGGCCTCCATTTTTTCTTTCCTGCCCCGGTAAGGATGCCGTCCGCCTCCAATCCCTTCCCTATCTGCAAAAGGCTTGCGCCCTCCAGGTATTCCCGGTAGATTCTCTTGACTACTTCTGCTTCTTCCGGCTTAATAACCAGATGCCCCTCAGCGTCTTTCGTATATCCGAGGAAACGGTTGTGGTTGACCTGTACAAGCCCCTGCTGGTAACGGTACTGTAGGCCTATCTTCACGTTCTGGCTCAATGACTCGCTTTCCTGCTGTGCCAAAGACGCCATAATGGTCAACATAACTTCGCCCTTCGCATCCATCGTGTTGATGTTTTCTTTTTCAAAAAACACGGGGATTCCCCTGTCCTTCAGTTGCCGGATATATTTCAGGCAGTCCAGCGTATTCCTTGCGAAACGGCTGATGGACTTTGTAATGACCATCTGGATTTTCCCTTTCATGCACTCTTCGATCATTCGGTTGAATTCTTCCCGTTTCCGGGTATCCGTTCCGGAAATTCCATCATCCGCGAATATCCCGGCAAATTCCCAATCGGGATTCTTTTTGATAAATGCCGTGTAATGCTCAATCTGCGCTTCATAACTTGTGGCCTGCTCATCACTGTCCGTAGAGACACGGCAGTAAGCAGCCACACGGATCTTTTGTCTTTCATCGTTTTTCCTTCCAATCCCCATACGCGGTCTGGCAGGGATAACGGTAACCTTCGGGTTTCCAACCATCTGCCCCATATCTAACCCTCACTTTCTATCAGGCTATAGGCATATTCTGCCTGCATAAATGGATCTTCATATTGCTTCTCCATCGGCTTTGTGGAAAAATCCACCGAATAGGTGACTTTTTCTTCTTCCTTTTGTTCCCATACCCTTCCCAGCTTTTCTGCCCGTTTTTTTAGTTCCTGCTCCGCCTTGTCAAACGTCTCCCGGTCAATAATCGCCGGGTAATACGCATCCCCGAGGTAATGCCTGTTCTGCAATAACCGTTTGGCAGAACCATGCCAGGTCTCAATCCCTGCCTGCTTTGCGGCCGGCATCAGGGCAAGCCCCGATAAATAACCCCGATACAGTTTCCTAACCCTTTCTGCCTGCTCCTCATCAATGACTGCACGACCATCTTCAATCCGGTATCCATATGGTGTATGTCCCATCCCATCACATCCTTTCCCTGAGCGTAAGCCCGCATTTCATCTGGAATCCTATCCCGTTTCTTGAGTATACGGTGATCTGCTCCACAAACCGTCCAAAAAGTTCCCCGTCAAAGGCTGTGAGCATCTCCCCTTTCTCTGCAAATTTCAAAAGTGCCTCCACTTCCCCGGTCTTTACCATTTCCCCGTTTACAGAATGGGAAAGCCCGTTCTTTTGCATCTCCAGTTCCGCCGCTTCCTGTAATAATTCGTTGTTTTCCTTATTAAAAAGAGCAGGTTCCAGATACCCCTTCGCCATCAGGCCGGTGAGTATCTGTCTCTGCTCCGCATTTTTCTCCATCCTCAATTCCAATTCCTGTATCATGCCGAAACTGTCCGACTGGTCCATCTCCCTCAGACTTTCCAGCAGGGGCCTCAGCACAAACCTACGTCCATAAACCAGTTTGTTCATCATCGTCACGAAGGCTTTCTCCACATCCGCATTGCGGATGAATTTCATGGAACACGCTGTGACGTCATCGATATGTTTCCCGCAGCACCATGCCACATACTTTCCGCCGTTTTTGCTGTGTATCCTCCGCTTAAACTTGCCGCCGCATTCCGAGCAGATAATTTTCCCGGAGAACGGATACCGGTTCAGATATTTTCCGCTGCCTTTTGTGATTCCCTTTTCCAGTCGCCTCTGATTGAGGACTGCCCCGGCAGCCTCAAAATCCTCACGGCTGATGATCGGTTCATGGTGGCATTGCATCAGGTACTGGTCTTTCTCCCCATAGTTCGTATGCCTGTTAAAGTGCTCGTCCGTATAGATTTTCTGGAAGATCACATCCCCCACATACTTCTCGTTATAAATCATACCCCGGACCGTCGATGCCGTCCATTTCCCACCCTTTTTTGTGGGCACTTTCCTGGCATTCAGTTCATCTGCTATCTGGTGTGTACCGATTCCAGATAGCACCTGTGCAAAAATATATTTTACAGTCTCTGCCTGCTCCTAGTTGATCTCCATTCCCCCGTCCACATAATCATATCCGTATGGCGGATAGGGAATCTTGAACGTGCCGTTCTGGAACCTTCTTTTGACTCCCCATTTGCTGTTTTCAGGAATTGAAACGGACTCGCTCGCCGCAAGGCTGCTCAGGATGGAAAGCATCAGTTCGCTCTCCATAGACTGGGTATTGATATTTTCCTTTTCAAAATAGATGAAAACGCCAAGGTCCGTCAGTTTCCGCACCAGTTCCAGGCAATCCGTTGTATTCCTTGCGAACCGGCTGATAGACTTTACAACGATGAAATCAACCTTGTGTGCTTCGCAGTCTGAAATCAGCTTTAACAGCTGTGTCCTTTTCTCTTTCTTGGTTCCGGTTATCCCTTCGTCATAATAGACTCCCGCAGACTCCCATTCCGGATTTGCTTTTATGAAGGACTCATAATGGGATTTTTGTGCCTCCAGGCTTACCAGCTGTTCGTCACTTCCTGTTGATACCCTGCAGTAAGCCGCCACCCGGAGCTTTTTAGGAATAAGAGGTTCTGTCTTATCGATCTTTGTTATCCTTTTCATCCACTCACCTTCCTTTCCGGTATGTGACATGTTACCGTCAAATCCCCTCTATAGCAAGCATTTCAGGGCATAATCCTTGCCAGTGCCGGAGAGAAAGATTCCCGGTTTAACGCCATGATTTTGTCAAATTCTTCTATAGTAATCAGCCCAAGATCGAGCAGTTTCCTGGTCAGTTTTTCCGCTCGTATATAGTCATATTCCCGCTGCAGTTCTTCCTGCGTAAACTGCTTTCTTCCTGGTGCCACCGCCGCCGGCGCATTAAGAACCTGCACTTTTCTTTCTTCCATTCCAAACACACTCCCTTCTGATATGTAAAGACGGGAATATTGACCATTTACAGGAAACCTGCCCTAAGTACAGTTTCTGCCGGCCACATCCTATGCAGTCGGCAGAAACAAAAAACATGGTGCTTTTTCCTTATACTCTCTGTGCAAAATCAAGCGAAATCCATCCGTCACGGTTCTTCTGGTACGCTTTCAAAAGCCCCCACTTGGATGCGCCGAGACCGTCTGCTTCCTCTACAATCGTAAAGATGCCTTCCCCTGTGTACTTCCTAGTCTTAGCCTTATCCGTACCGGGGCCTTTGCGGATACGCAGGTCAGAAACAGATACCTTCACCAGATACGGCTGGAAGGCTGCCTTTTTTCCGGTATAGAGATTCTTACCGGATTCATCGAACACGGAATACCCTGCATTCTCATCCGCACACTTCTTCGCATTCTCCAGGCTGTGGAATGCACCTTTCTGGGATGCTGCATCCGCCCAGGTCTTACGCACACGGTACCAGGCTTCCGTAGTCCCGGCATTTGCCGCATCATACTGTGTCAGCTTCCACTTCTCAATGATGGAGCAAAGGTTCTCCACATAGGTTGGGGAAGTGGCATAACCGCCATCCTTAATGATCTGCACCGCCTTCTTGTAATCGGTACACCCTTTCAGGCCATCATAGCGCAGCCTACTCCCGTTCTTCGCTCCCAAAAGATAATCGGAATGGTCTGCAATGAATTTCTCAACGGACGGATATTTGCGGAAATCTGCTGTCACGGTCACATACGCACCATTCTCGTATTCCTGCGTTTTCTTGGTGTAGATGGAAGTACCGTCCCAGGCAGAACCGCCCCAGGTATTCCCGGAGAGTGACTTCTTCATGCCAAAGCAGTTGTTGGCGTTCTGTGCCAGTTCACTCTTCCCATATCCGCTCTCCAGAATGAACTGTGCCAGAGACACTGATGCCAGAATACCGCTTGCTTTCTGGTCTGCGGTAAACAGCGGCCCTACCTTGGCGATCACATCTGCCTCGGACAGATTTTTAAGGGCGGATGCCTGCAGGCCGGAAGTACCAGAATGATCTGTGTTGCTGGAGCCATTCATCTTCGCCTTCACTGCTTTACGGAATCCATCCATCGTGTAACCCATGCCGAGCCCATTCCACAGATGCTCCGGGTCCCCGTGGTTGCTGGCGATCCCCCGGCTGTGTCCCTCCCTGTGGCTGATAATGACGCCATCGGCGGTCGGGTTTAAGTTGTACTGCTTACAAAGCATAGCAAACAATTCTACTGCCGACTCATAGGTCCGCTTTGCTACTGCCCTTGCGGTTGCTTTATCCGAGCAGGTAAAAGAAGAACCGCCTGTGTACTTGATACACGACGGTTCACACATCTCCACTCCGATATGGGTATTGTTGCCGCTTCCCTTACTGCCGGAGCCGCAGTGCCAGCCTCGGTGGTTCCACGGAAGCGTCTAGTACACCGTGCCATCGTTGCCGTCAATAAATACATGCACACAGGCATTGTTATAAGACGGGCTGTTCCAGCTGTTAATGAACACCGATGCCTTGGGCTGCGGGCATCCCACCGAATGGAGCATCAGCCCCTTGACCGTGATCTTTCTCCTTGCCGTATAGCAGGGGTTCTTTGTCAAAATACTCTGTACCAATCTCATACTCATTCTTCCTCCTTATTGTTTTCTTCTGCCCGGTCATGGAGCTGTGCCGGCACCACTTTCATCTTCTCCGGAATGGGCAGCCCCAGATGTCCGGCGTTTTCCAACAGGCTCAGACCTTCATTGGAAATATAAAAGAAAATGACCGCAGTCCTCAGTACGCTTCCGGTGCCAATGACCTGTACGTCAAGAATGTTGGCGATCCCCACGAGGATAAAAATCAGCACCTTCCGGCAGATGCCTTTAAAACCCACTTCGCTGGACAGCTTTTTATCACTGACCGCACACATCACTCCTGTGACATAGTCCGCCACCACAAAGGCCAGCAGCGCATACAGCAGGCCGTCACAACCGCCAAGGTAATAGCCAAGCCAGCCCCCGACAGCTGTAAAAATGAATTGAATCGTGTTCCAGAACTCTTTCATAATGGAATCCTCCTTAAAAAATGTTGTATTGAAAAAGGCAGCCACCGCGAAGGTGAACTGCCTGTTTTCCTGATTAATCCTATTATTTAATTATCTAAGCCGTCCGTTTCCACATATAACAGACGATATACGGCTGTAAGTTGCTGTGGGCGCTGCCGCTTCCTGCTAATGCTGTTGCACCGGAAATCATATGCGTATGCGCTCCGGCACTTGCTGCCGCCAGCGTACCGACTCCGTGTGTATGGGCCGGCATCTGCGCCGCAGAAAGTGCCACCGTTGCCGTACCGCCCGTCTTTTCCACCGTATTAAAGTTGCCGTCGGATGTGTTGATGCCCACAGGAACCCGCCCTGCGCCCCAGGCTACCCAGGTTCCCCCAAAGTAGGCGGAGGGATTGGTGGCATTGACGCTCATATAGATACTGCCCACCGGATACATCGTCTTAATGAAGGACTGGATATAATCTTTTAAGAGTTTCCCGTACACCCGGACATCCCAATCCTCCGCAACTTCAAAGGCGTTGTCCACCTCCGAAACCTTTCCAACCGCTACGCCTTTGCCTCCCCGCTTAAAATCCATGACCACGGCGGCCGTAGATACGATGTCCTGGATGGCAATGGTGGTAAAGGCATCCGTCAAAGTATATTTGATGTCATAGGATGTCTTCGTGGAGATGTTTCCTCCGCCGAAGGTAAATGCCGTACCGGAACTAAAGGAAGCTCCGGCATTCGTCCATGCAGTATCCGATGCCTTTTTGTAATAAGTGGCACGTGTAATGGTGTTCTTACTGCTGCACGAGGTATAACTGTAAGAAACCTGCCCCCGGATATATGTCCCGTCATCATTGGCTGTCCCGCTGCTTAAGCACCGCTGTGACAGGTAGCTGGCAAAGGACGGCGGGGAATAGGCCACTACGGAAATGCTCACTGTGGCCGCCGCTGACACACGCCCCCTGGAATCCGTCACCGTTGCCGTAAAGGTAACCGTGCCGGAAGTATTCAGAAACCCTGTGGTAAAACTGGATGCCGTGCTGGTGTACCCGCCGCCCGTAATGGAATAGGAAGAAATCGTGGAGCCGTAACTTCCCGCTGCCCCATTGATGGTGAGGGTTGCTTTGGACTTCGTCTGCACATAAATCCCCCAGGTACTTGGCACCGCCCCATCCACCCTGGCCGCTGTCAGGCTGGTGATCGTAGGCTTTACCGATGCCGGGACGGTCAGTGTCAACGTACAGGTCTTGCTCCCAATGCTCGTATTTCCGTTATAGGTGGTGCAGGTAATCGTGCCGGTTCCCGTCACCGCCTTCGGTATCTGGCCTGCCAGCATAAGGGGCGGCGTCCAGGACACGGATGTGGATGTGGTCTTTGTGGCAATCGTCCCCGTGGCGCTGCCAAAGGCATAGGTCAGCGTGTGGGTAAAAGAAGAGGAGGCACGGCTGATGGCAATCGTGGTCGCAGACCCCATCTCCACATTGGAGGCGGAAACCGTGGATGCCCGCGCAATGGAATCCAGCGTAATATTGGCGCTGGCTGTGATCGACTCATAATAGGTGCCGCTTAAAGTCGCACGGATATAGAACACCGCGCTCATGGCCAGGCTCTTAGTTCCGTCACTGCCGTGGTTTACCGTCTGCGTGACCGTGCCGAGCAGATGGGTTCCCGTACTGCTGATGGCGGGGGACGCATAAGTCTGTGCCGTGCCGTCAATCGTCACTTTATTATCAGACCGTGCGTTGATACTTAAGCTCCAGTCATTGACCAGATAGGCTTTCGCCGTGATGGTGCTGGTATTTACGGATACATTTTTTGTCTGTGTCCAGTCCACCCGCAGCACATAATGCCCGCTGTGGATGGAGCCGGAAAAACTGCCGCTGGATGCCATACTTTCCTCCCTCCTTCCTCACAAAATCTATCATTCTATCGTTATCCAACCGGATCACGCCACTTGATGGACAGGTTCCCGTTGGCCCTGGGTATAAAATCAAACCATCCCCGGCTCTCATTGCCAAGGGACAGCTTGTTCCGGATCTCCGCATTGGTAATCACAAGACTCTGGTTGGAAATATAGGCAATATATCACACACATAGGGTACAAATGGTGACACTCAATTAAATTTTTCTTTTCTCTTGTTCTTTCATTATACCAGGCATCTTAAAAACAGCCATGCTTATCTCGCTCCGGCATTCACAAACAAAAAATCCCCGCTCCCCAGGACAACATCCTGGACAACGGGAAAAAAATCCTCGACCTTCTATTCTCTTTTACACTTAGATCTCCGTCACATTTTTAACGGTAAATCGGATGTCCTCTTTATCATATACCATCACATAATCCAACAGCATATACCAGATATCCTCATGGAATTCTGTGACAGTTTCCGGCTTATCCTGTTCTGCAAAAAACATTTCGCTCTCAGCCTCTTGTACCTGCTTTTCATTAATTGTGTTACCCACCAA